ATTCTCCAAATTGTAGTCTTATCCCTGGCACCTATAAAATAGTGAGCGCCGTCACCCTCTTTCCAACCAAATAAAATTGGTTCATGTTGGGCCCGATAGTCCTGGTAACCAAGTCCGGCGTTACCTTTATCCCAAATAATATTGGCCGACTTTTTAAATAGCTTAGAAAACTCTACCTCAAACGTTATTTTTGCAGCACTTACCGAGTCAGGATGACAAACAAATATACAAGCCAAGGGTTTCATATATGAATAATAATTGGCAAAAGTATCAGCTATAAATGTGTCAAACTCTTGTGGTGTCATAGCGTCGTTTTTAATTTTGCCATATTCTTTTTTGTGCATATCTTGTTGTCGACCACCGCTATAATCAACATTGTACGGAGGATCTGTAAACACCAGGTCAGCTAAACGGCCGTCCATTAATTTATTTACGTCTGCATCTATAGTAGCGTCGCCACAAATTAATCTATGCTCACCCAGGATCCACAAGTCACCAGGCTTAGTAATAAAATCGTCCTGGAGCTCAGGCACCTGGTCTTCATCAACCAGGCCGTCATTTTTATCCGCCAGGATATTTTTTAGTTCATCATCTGTAAAACCTAATATATCAACATTAAAATCAATCTCATTTAATTCATCTATTTCAAGTTTAAGCATATCAATATCCCACCCGGCATTGAGAGCAAGTTTATTGTCTGCAATAACGTACGCTTTTTTTTGACTGTCTGATAAATAACCCAGGTTAATTGTTGGTACTTTAGTTAGGCCCAATTTTTGTGCGGCCATTAATCGTCCATGACCGGCAATAATAGAATTGTCATCATCTACCAGGATAGGGTTAGTAAAGCCAAACTCTTTTATTGAGCTTACTATTTGGTTTACCTGGTAATCGTCGTGCGTTCTGCTGTTCCTGGCGTAAGGAATTAAATCCTTTACCTGGAGAGTTTTAATTTCTTGTGCTGCATTTGTCATAGTGTCCATCCATAAAAAAATTATCCGATATATTTTAAGTGATTTTAGAATCCATGAACAGTCCGGGGCCCGGACACTTGTTGTGGTCGTACTATATCGGTTATAATACGACTACATTACTTAAGGAGGTTATAAATGGAACATACTCAAGTAATTTACAAGGTTGGATATTTTATGCCAGATTTAGGCGGCTACATTTGGAATCAATTTAGAGATGAAAAATTAGCTGAAGATAAAGCCAGGAGCCTCAAGGAGTCTGGTTATGATGTCCTGGTACAAAAAAAGTATCTAATTAATTTACACGAAAAAGCGAGAGGAGAGTGGAGCTAACATTCAGACCAGGTCAAAAGGTTAGAATTTTAGGGACTACTTATTTCTGTTTGATTACACGAATAGATCGTGAGTCAAATAAAGCCGTTCTTTGGGATTTAGAAATTGCCAAAATCCGTACTAAAAAAGAGCGTCTGAATAACTTAGAAATAATAGACTACTAAATAGGACGACCATTTGAGCGACTATTTTATGAATAGGAATATTTTAGTTCTAAAAACACCCCCTTACATTACAGGAGAGAATTGTGAAATATAAAAACCAAGAGAGGTATGCTCAAAGAAATAAGGAAAAAGGTTTGGTTAGATCCACTGTGTGGATCCCAAAACAATTTGAGCAAGAGCTAAAAGATAAGGCCTTGGAGTTAAGACAAAAGCACGAGGAGTTGCAAAGAGGGGCCCAGGTCAATCACAACACACTCAATGGTCATAACATCCAGGAGGAAAACTATGGTTAATACAGGCGATTTAAATGCCTTGGCCCAGGATTTTTTTGAAGCTCATAAAGACGAGTTTGTAAACGACGGCCCCCAGGCATTGCCACAAATTTATGCAAAGATGAGTAGATATTTATTAACCGGTAATAAGACAGATATAAAGCCGGAGGCCGAGCGATTATTACAGGCCATAAATAAATATATTCATTACCAATTAGAAACAAGAATACAAGGTGTCGGGCAAAATCTTACTCCCCTAACTCCCCCCCATCGATTTTGACCCGGCACTCCTATGGTTAATAAATACAGAGAAACCAAACATCAGAGCGTTTGTGGATCCAGGGGAAAAAAGACCAGTCAAGGTCGAGGCAACATTGGCTTTAGCACAATGAATAAAAGCCGCAAACGCTCATACAAAAAATATAGAGGCCAGGGTAAATGACAGATCAGTTAGAAATATCTTTCAAATCTTTTTGCCACTTAATGTGGCTAGAGGCTAATAGGGAAAGACGGGCCTACCAGGAGGAGACAATTTCCTATAATGATTATGTGATCACAAACCTAGATTTTTTATATGAAAAATACCAGGCAAAAGGCGGATTAATAGAGGATGATTAAAATAGGAGAACGCTTCCATAAAAAATTAAATTTAATGTGGATAGATATTGCCGGGGATGCAACGACAGTTGGGCCCGACGACTTTAATAAAATGAAATGTTGTGAGATCCACACCGATTGTTATTTATATGACATCCAGGTACTTGACGGCCGTGAATATGTTAGGACTTTTGCTTCATACCAGGTAAAGGACGACATTGGCTTTGGCGATAGAAATATTTATCCCTTTGAGGTCTTTGATAAACTAAGCCAGGTAAAAATTAAAAAAGCCTGGAAAGAGATGTTAAAAAAATGAATGAACAGTTATTTTGGTTTTGCTTACTGCTTTTAATAATGGCGACATATGTTGGCGTTAATACAATTATTTATTTCGCAGAGGTTGCTAGTGGATACTGACACCAGGGTTAATATAGAGAATGCTTATAAGACTCGTTGGGTGTGGTATCACACTATCCTTTGTCTAAATTTATTTTTAACAAATATTCTATTAATTTGTTTATTGACTTTAATTAGCTTGAAAATGTAGTTGGTGGAGCCTAGACCTTTTTGGGAGAATTTAGGGGGAGTGTGTGTGTCCAGGCTCCAAATCTTTTATGATCATAACATCATTAGTCTGCATTTACACGGATCCGAAAGAACTCTCTTGTTAGGTACCGCCTTATAATTGCAGTAATTGTCAAGACTATGGTCTGGGCCCCGCTAATATATAAAGGGTTGCTTGTAAACCAAGTCATCACAACCAAGACAGTAAACCCCAAGGGGAAATTTATACATAAGCCAATAAAAGTATCGCTTATGCTTTCTAAAAAACTTTTTTTATTCATTTTTATTTATCTCCTCGGCCAGGATAAAATTAAGGCCGCATAGTATTATATGTTTCTTTTGTCGCTTACTGACTAATTTGCTTACGCCAATCTTTTCCTGGCCCTCCAGGACAACCCAAATAACATTCTTTTCCATTAGTTCGACAATAGCTTTATGAACTGTTTTTCTATTTAGGCCCACCATTGCGGCTAAATAAGTAAAACTGTCCCAGGTACTAAATGATTGACCTCGATATCTTTCAGCAATCGCCCAGGCAACCATTTTGTCCCGGCTTGTTAAATCTTTTCTATTAGCTACTTTATTTCTAAACCAAAACCACACGGACGCTTTTAATGGCCCGTATGATTTATAGTGGTTTGCTACTCGGATATTTATTTCAGCACTATCTTTGCCAGGCAGACTTGTTGTGATCCACCAGTAATTATCAAAATTACTTTTCTTTCGATAATACCCTTTCATCGTTATCCCCGCTTATTTCCATAAAAGATTTAACCCAATAATCCTCCATATGATGCCACATCGCCTCGTTAAGAGTGTAAATTCTTAATCGCTTGTCCTGATCATCACATTTTTTATCTAAGAATTGTAATCCTAAACCCTGGGTTAACACCTCATAAATGGTAGTCCGGCCACCGATACGCTTTGGTATACAGCGACAAATCTTCTCCAGGTTTACATTTCTATTTAAAAATAAATAATTGCAAATCATATTGTGCAAAAGAGATTGAGTATAAAATCTATGTTCGGGTGAGTCTGAATTACGCAAAGTGTAATCAATCGACTCAAGTATTTTTAAACCTACACTCACGGGCCTTGCATTCCGTTCATAAAAGTACCTCGCTCATTAAAAAATAATTCAATTTTATTTACATATTTCAACATTGTTTTCCTCCTCTAATTTGTTTACAAAATGTTCTCTTAAACTGTATTCATTTATCATCTACTTATTAGTGCTAATTACCTTTATAAAAACTGGTACTAAAATTTAGATGCTTAATTCCCCTGGTAAGGCTTCCGCCTAAATCAAAGATATAACAATCTTTTTCCCTGGCACTCGCCTTCCACCTGGCCCAATTATCCACAGTCAATTCACACTCCTACTGAATTGGCCCGGCCCCCCCAGGGCCGTGCCAATATATATGTTCCTATATATGTCTATGTGGGTACCCTTATGGTCGCAAACGAGGGCCTTTGTGGGTACACGTATGGTCGCTAATTCCACTTTATATCCTCTTCTTTATTGACCATTTCGAGGACATTTTCACGTCGGATCATAGTTTTAACGCTCATATCAGCGTCACTGTTAGCCTTAACAACGGCCGCCCTAATTACTTTTAGCCGGTCATATTCAACGCCATACTTAAGACATATTTCCCGGCCGCTATCCTCATCGCAAAGAAATAAGGCCAAACAAAACCTGGTTGAGTCCACTAAGGCCGAGGCCCCTCTGATTGACTGCCTCGCCGCCATTGGGTCATCAATGCTAACCAACCCGGCTTTTGACATATGGTGTACGCTCAATGTGCAACAATTATATTTGCTACTGATCATTTGACATAATTGGCTATATAACTGGCCCACCTCATTATCATTTGTCGGGGCCCCAACAAACGCCTGGATAGGATCCAGGACAACTAATTCTAGGTTAGGAATAGACTCCAGGCTATCTACTAGGTCATATGCTTGTTTGGTTATGTGGAGGCCATTAGCACTATCCGACTTGATTAATGTTAATGGCCTCGCTAATTCTGGAACACTTATTATATAGACATCATATAAAGAGCTAAACCTATCTCCGCCAGGATCCAACGCATTTATTCTCCTATGCGTTTCTGATAAATCGTCTTCGGCAGTTATATATATTGCATTGCCTTTTTTATTTATTGGCTTACCCATAAAAAAGCCATTACCTTTTGCAACGCTATGACATAAGTCCAGGCATATAAAACTTTTTCCAACGCCACCGATTGCTGCAATAACTCCGTTCTTGCTTGACTCAATTAGGCCCTCAACTAACCACTCTCTTTGCGGCGGGTTAGAGTCCAGGCTTCTCAAGGTGTTGGCTTTAATATTAAATGCACTTATTGTTAATTGTCTTTTGACCTCTTCTAGTCCTTGCTCAATGTGGACATCATTAAAGTCATAGCCAAGTTCGAGGGGCACTTTAACTCTGCAATTATGAACGGCCGCCGCAACTTTGTCGGCCTGGCTTTGGCCAACGCCACTTTTGTCATTATCCAGGGCCAAAATTATTTCAGCATTGCAATATTTTCTAATATTAGAAACCGCCTCTAAGGCAAAATTTGCACTAAATACACAAACAGTCGGCAAGTTAGTGGCCATAAAAACGCTCATTGCAGTAGCATAACCCTCAACAATGACTAATTTTTTTATAGAGTCCCACTCATTAAAACTAAAGCCGACATTAAATATTGAGCCTTTGACAAGGCCGCCGCTCGTAAATCTTTTATTTCCGTCTTTGTCTATATATTGGAGGCTTGTTATTTGTGGCCCATTATTAGAGGAATATAAAGGCACTACTAATTTTTCATTTGCTAACCGGGCCCCATAATTTTTTATTTTTTTATTATCCAGGTACTTATGATCAGTGACCTCGCTTAGTCTTTCCCATTTCTCCTGGCATTGTAAGGCCACCTCTTTTTGATTAGCCTCCCTTTCCTTTTGTGCTTCTTCCAGGCGTCGCTCTAACTCTTGTTTTATCTTTATCTGTTCGCCTGGATCAAACTCATTAAATTGCTTTGATGCAAACTTATAAGACTCTCCCGTCCGCCAATTACCATAATTGCAAAAAAAGTTTCCATTTCCATTATCGTAAAAAAAGTACCAACCGCTTTTTTCTTGGCCAGTATCGGGCCTAGTTTGAGTTGTTGCTTTAACTTTTACCCTTTGAACGGATCCGCTTGTATCGATTGTGACGACATCAAGGCCGTCTTTATTCATTTGCGTAATTAAATCAGCAATAGTTTTGTTTTCGTCTTTATAAACAAAATTCTCGTCTTGATCTAAGTCGCCCCATATCTTCGTTATATCTACCACTTTTAGTCCCCTGGCGACATTCCGTTTCTAGCAATCTCCGTTTCATAACTTAAATAATAAGCAATAAAGAATTTAAAAAACTGTTTTCTATCTTCCTGGGCCCACTCGTGCATTACAAAAGTTCCGGCCTTGTCTGAATATTCTTTATATTTTTCTTTTATTTGAGTCATTGCAACATCGATGGCCTCCGGATTCCCCGCCGCCGATATTTGTAATTTCTTTCCGGCCGCAAGGGCCTCTCTTATTTCGTCCAGGTGTTTCATTGAACATCCCGCATAATATTTATTATTAAATTCTAAATAAAATCCTCGCCCTGGGGCCAAACAATGACCGCAGAGCGAGGGAAATTTTGTGTAAGGAAATGCCACTCCTAAAAAGGAATGTCATCATCATCCACATCCAGGACACCGCTACCAGGCTTGTCCTCGCTTTTATTTTCCTCTGTAAAAGCGTCCCAATTATTTCCTCTTGGGCCAGGATCAAGTTCCAGGTAGCCTCCGTCTCCTTGCACACATAAGCAAGAAACTTTCCTACCTACTAGCGAGTCGGTGTTTTTCAAATCCGCTCCGGCAAAATGACATAAGGCTTTATAATTTGCCTTGCTCATATCTAATAGCATTTCACGTTTATTAGTCTTGCCGTCCTTGGCAACCGCCGTCGGATCGTAGTCTGTTGTGAATGTAGTGCTAAAAAATAAATCTTTATCGATGTTGCTATTGATCATCTTAAAAATTAATTTTAAGGCCTTCCAATCATTTTTCCCGGTCACAATACCACTCTCGGCATTATCATCGGCCCCGGCCACTCTAACAAATTCAAAGTTATAACGGCCCTCCGGCAATTTACCGCCGCCATTACTAGCGGCCGGTTGTTCGCCATCGTCGAAATTAAATGGTGTTTCCATTTTTCACTCCTTTTAAATTATCCAAGATCATAATTTTCATAGTCCTCTATGAAATCTACAAACTCTTGGATTTTGGTTAATAAATCTTGAGACTCGTCAATCAAGCCGTGCGGAAAGT